CTTCATTACATTTAACATAGGAAGGAAACTATGCCAACAGAGAACGAAAATAAGAAACCTTCAGAAGAATTAATTGATGTCGGCGAAACAGTCGGTGCTGAAATTAATTTAGATGATAAAGGTGAACCTGAAAAAATAGAGGCACCTGCAGAAGAAAAAGTTGAAGTTGAAGAAGTTGCAGAAGTTGACAAAACTTTTGAAAACGAAAGAGAAACTAAACTTGAAAAAAAAGAAGAAAAGGACGAGTTAAAAGAATATAGTGATGGCGTTCAAAAACGTATTGCTAAACTTACTCGTAAAATGCGTGAAGCTGAAAGGCAAAGAGAAGAAGCTATTGCCTTTGCAGAAGCAACTAACAAACAAAAGAGTGAGTTAGAAGGAAGACTATCTAAACTAGATAAGTCTTACACTTCAGAGTTTGAATCAAGAGTAAAAACTAATATGGCAGCAGCCAAGTTAGCTTTAAAAAATGCTATTGAATCTCAAAACGTTGAAGCTCAAATTGCAGCGCAAGAACAGATTGCTAATTTAACAATGGATGGAGCTAGACTAAATGCAATGAAAGTTGCTGAAGCGTCTAAACCAGAACCAGTTAAAGATGTAAATATTGCACCTCAAAGACCAGCTCAAGCAGCACCTGCTGACCCTAAAGCAGAAGAATGGGCAGCTAGAAATGCTTGGTTTGGTAATGATTCAGCAATGACTTACACAGCTTTTGATCTACATAAAACACTTGTAGAGCAAGAAGGTTATGATCCTAAATCTGACGAATATTATGCAGAAGTTGATAAAAGAATAAGACTTGAATTTCCGCATAAATTTGATAAGGTGGATGATACTACTACAGAAAGAGTAAAACCTACTCAAAATGTAGCTTCGGCTAAACGTTCAGCCTCAACCGGACGCAGAAAAACTGTCAAACTCACGCCTTCACAGGTAGCAATTGCTAAAAGATTAGGTGTGCCGCTAGAAGATTATGCAAAACAATTAAAAATCACGGAAGGAGCATAAAATGGAAAATGATAAAATCAAAACTTCTCGTGCGAGTCAAACAAGAGACAAAATTGAATCTGTAAAAGTTTGGACTCCACCCAACTCACTTGATGCACCACCAGCGCCAACTGGATATAGACATCAATGGATACGTGCCGAGATACTCGGACAATCAGATGCTAAAAATGTAGCATCGTCTTTGAGAGAAGGATGGGAATTAGTGAGAGCTGATCAATATCCCGAAACTCAATATCCAACGATGGACACAGGCAGATACGCTGGAGTAATTGGAGTGGGAGGCCTATTGCTGGCTAGGATACCAGAGGAGATTGCGCTTCAAATCGATGCTTATTATGAAAAACAAAATCAAGCAAAAGAAGAAGCAGTAGAGAACAATCTTATGAAGGAACAGCACCCAAGTATGAAATTCCATAAGGAATCTAATACTCGTGTAACTTTTGGTGGTACAAAGAAATAGTCTTATAACAATTTCTACGTCCAACAAAATAAATTAAACCCGTACTGGAGGCCCTTCGGGGCAGGTACATAAAAAGGAAACAAATACTATGGCAAATGCAAGTACAGTAGGTTTTGGGTTAAGAACGACTTCAACTGTTGGAAATACTCCAGCAACTTCTGGTCAATCTAACTACAAAATCAAATCAGGCCTAGGTGTTGGTATCTTCAAAAATAACCCAGTATCACTTCAAGATGCAAGTGGTGACCAAGGTTATTTACAAGATGCAAGTTTCGCTACAACTGATGATGGTGGAGCAGGTGGAGCAGCGTTCGATAATAGTGGACACGCTCCTCTAATTGGTTCGTTTAATGGAGCTTTCTATATTGATAGTTCTACAAGCAAACCAACTTTTGCTAATTCAGTTGCAGCAAGCACAACATTTGGAACTGACTATAATACAGGCAGCAACGACGGAATAGGTTTTGTAAATGACAACCCGCAACAAGAATATGTTATCAAAGCGGACGCGGCAGTTACTCAAGCTATGATCGGAGATGCTGGCTATAACACAAACAGCTTTACAGCAGGAGATGCTAAAGACGGTCAATCAACTGTTACTTTAGACATTGGTGGCGGAGCAGCAACAACTCACATGTTTAAACTTGTGAGATCAGCTGACGATCCAGACAACAATGATCTAACAGCAGTAGGTGCGAACGTTGTAGTATCGATTGCACAAGCTAGTAACTTGTATAACTAATCGAATAGGAGATAAATAACTATGGCAATATCAAGAGCACAACTAGTTAAAGAACTAGAGCCAGGTTTGAACGCTTTGTTCGGTCTGGAATACAAACAATACGGCGAGCAGTGGACTGAAATTTTCGACACTGAATCATCAGACAGAGCTTTCGAAGAGGAAGTAATGTTAGCTGGTTTCGCAAACGCGGCAGTTAAACCTGAAGGTCAAGGGGTTGGCTACGACGATGCACAAGAAACTTTCACAGCTCGTTATACTAACGAAACGATCGCTTTAGCGTTCGCAATCACTGAAGAAGCGATTGAGGACAACTTGTATGATAGACTTGCGTCTAGATATACAAAAGCTTTAGCAAGATCTATGGCGTCTACAAAAAACATTAAAGGCGCAGCGGTTTTAAATAACGCGTTTGACAACAGCTTTGTTGGCGGTGATGGAGTAGAACTTTGTTCTGATGCTCACCCTACATTAGCTGGTACTTTTTCAAACGAGTTAGCAGTAGCTGCTGAACTTAATGAAACATCTTTAGAGCAGTCTTTAATCGACATTGCTGCACTAACTGATGAAAGAGGCCTAAAAATTGCAGCGACAGGTGTAAAATTAATTATACCTTCAGCGCTTCAATTTACTGCTGACAGACTTATGAATTCTGCAGGCAGAACTGGTACAGCTGACAATGACATTAACGCAATCAGAAACATGGGAATGATATCTGGTGGTTACACAGTAAACAATTACTTAACTGCTGCGAAGAAATTCTTCATCAAAACTGATGTGCCTAATGGTCTTAAACATTTCAGCAGATCACCTATCAAAACTTCAATGGAAGGTGACTTTGATACTGGAAACGTTAGATACAAAGCTAGAGAAAGATATGTTTTTGGATTTTCTGATCCAAGAGGTATCTTTGGTTCAAACGCTACGTAATCAATAATTTTAAAGGGGCCGGACACAATTCGGCCCCTTTTTACATATAAAGGTGTGTAAATGAAAAAAACTCTAATCACTATCTGGGCTTATAATCATCATGCAAAATTTGAAATTGAGCATGCTGAAAACACTGTAGAAAGTGTAGAAAAAGCTATACTTGACAAACTGGGAGAAGATAGTGTAAAATGGGAGTATCTCGGAGAAAGCTATGACCCGAGAACAAATCGAATAACTTATGAGGAGGTTATTGATGATACAGGACCTGTACAAACGAAAACAGTCCTTGGAGTTGAAGTGGCAACAGGAGCACCTAGATAATGGTAGGTACACTCTTGACATGGTCAGAATTGATGACAAAATTAAAGAAGTCATTACCAAGATCAAGTTGGAGGAAGCTCAAATTGCACATAGACAGAATCAAATTGAGGATGTCGCTCCACAAGTTTCTGTAGCTACTTAATCAAAAGCTACATCGCTGAAATGCATAAATACCGTAGGCTCTCTTGCACTCCACTAAAAACTAGTATATAAATCAATCACTATACAATTAATTAGAATACTGACGAGTATAGTCGACGGCCTAGAGACAGTATTCGGAAAAACTAGGAGGATATA